AAAACGGCTGGTGGTAATACGGATGGTAATGGTATTGGAAATTTTGTAAATTCTGTACCGTCTGGATTTTTGGCTCCGTCTACATCTAACTTGGCTATCCCAACAATTAAAAAATCTACAGAGCATTTTAATACTGTGCTTTGGACAGGTAATGGAGCAGATGACAGAGGTATTACAGGTTTAGGGTTCAGACCTGATCTTACATGGATTAAAGCTAGAGGCGAAACTGCTTGGCCTTTCTTTGGTGATGCGGTTCGTGGTGCAAATAAATCCATTTATCCAAATTCTAATTACGTTGAAGAAACCCTATCAGATACAATGGTATCTTTTGATTCAGATGGTTTTACGGTGGGATACAATGCGTCTTCTCCAATTACAAATAAAAACACTATAACTTATGTAGCTTGGAACTGGAAGGCTAATGGTTCTGGAAGTGCAAATACAGATGGATCAATAAACACTACAGCAACCAGTGTAAATACAACAGCAGGGTTTAGTATTTCTAATTATCAAGGCACAGGCAGTAATGCAACAGTTGGTCATGGGCTTGGTGTAGCTCCTTCATTAATAATACTAAAAAATAGAGATACAGATGATAACTGGAGAGTTTTTTCCAGAGGGGATAATACAGATTATTTAGCTTTAAACGCAACAATAGCGTCAACAGATGACAATACAACGTGGAATGACACTTCTCCAACAAGTTCTGTATTTAGTATAGGAACAGATACTAATACTAACAGAAGCGGTGATGACTTTATTGCTTATTGTTTTGCAGAAGTAGAAGGTTTTAGTAAATTTGGCGTGTATGAAGCAAACGGAAATGTAAATGGGCCGTTCATAAATACCGGATTTACCCCATCTTGGATAATGTTTAAGTATGTTGATGGGGCGGGTGAATCTTGGTGGATGTTAGATAGCACAAGAGATTCACTTAATTTAACTACTGAAGTTCTTTACGCAAATTTAACTGCTGGTGAAAGCAGTATAGGCGGTAGTGGTGGTGTAGATTTTTTATCAAATGGTTTTAAAATCAGAGCAACAAATGGCGGCATCAATTCAGCCAACACTTATTTCTATATGGCTTTTGCCGAATTCCCATTTAAGTATGCAAACGCGAGGTAATACATGTATGCAATAGTAAAAGACGGTTCGATAACCGCAACAGGAACAATAAAACAATTATTTCCAAACACTTCTTTTGCAGGTGGCGTAGCTAATTCAGAGTTTAAAACTGCTGAAGGTGTTACAGATATAGTAAATGGTGAGCGTAAAGATCAAATGTATTATTACGTGACGCAAAGTGATATAGAATTAATTGATGGTGTGCCGACCCAGAAATATACAAACACAGCTAAACGTCTAACTGATGAAGATGCTAAAGATAAAGACGGCAATCAAGTATATGTCCAAGTCTGGGATGCAGATCAAAACAAAATGGTTGATACTAGTGAAAAATTAATTAACCAAGGTTTAAAAACACCTATGACTGCTCAAGTCAAAGACACAGCAAACAAACTATTAGCACCAACAGATTGGATGGTTATCAGAAAATACGAGCGTGACGTAGCTATACCAAGCGCAACAGCTACATATCGTGCAGCAGTAATAACAGAATGTGCAAGACTTGAAACAGCAATAGCCGATGCAGCTAATGTAGACGCATTAGCAACAGTCATGGCAGGACAAGATTGGCCTAAAGAGGATTAAAATTATGAAGATTCTAGCGTTAGTATTATCAATATTTTTAGTAGGTTGTCAAACCGCTGGTATGGAATACTACCAAGCAGTAGAAAAGATAGCAATCGCTCAGTCACAAGCACAACAGGCTAAGTCTGAAGCACTATCTAAGATTGCAGCAAGTGGTGATAATAGTGCAGCAGGTTCAGCAGTAATGGCTTTAGCACTTATGCAGTCTCCAAACATGCAGGTAATCCCACAGCAGTCAGCAGCACTTGAATGGTCTAAAGCAGTTCTACCAGTTGTAGGTAGTCTTGGGGCTATGTGGATAAGTTCTGATGCACAAAAGACAACTGCTAGACATGCGATGACATCTAACTTAGCTAGAATAGAACAGGAAGGTAATAAGACTACGGCCTTGTACGACATGTTAGGATCTAACAACGATAACATGCTTAACCTTGGTTTAGGATCTTATGACGCAATTAACGTAGCAGGACAACAATCAATTGATTTAGGACTTGGATTAGGACTAGCAAGTATCAACACTGTTGATTCGGGAGGTAGTGGAGATAATTCGGCTGTACTAGATGCTTTGAGCAATCTACAGTTTCCTAATTACACTAGTAATTTTCAAAGTATTCTTGATGCAATTGGCGGTATTTCAATTCCTAACTATGATTCTCAATTAGATGCAATACTAACACAAGTAACTAATTCTAATACTGTTTGGGTTGCTGGTGTTAATTGTGTAAATAATACGTCTTCTGGTGTAATTGGTGTAGGCGGTATTGGATCAGACTTACCTGTTTGCCCACAATAATAACGTATGGATATGGATGACACAAGATTGGATAGAATTGAAAAGAAGCTAGATGATGTAGCCATTATGGGTGCACGTATTGAAGAACGTCTAAAGTCATCCACTAGTCGCATAGATAGATTAGAATTTCGTGCTGATGAACAAGAAGACGATTTAGAAGAACTAAAAGAATCTGTAAGTTTACAAGGAAATTTTATAAAGAATAGTGAAAGATTTGGATGGATTTTACTAACAGCTATTATATCTTTTATTTTATATATGGGGAAATAAATGGAGCCTATTGCTCTATTGTCAATGGCTACCACCGCCTTTAAAGGTGTACAAAAACTTGTACAGGCTGGTAGGGAAATAGAAGATGTAGCACAGCATTTAGGAAGGTGGTACGGCTTTGCAGCAGATATAAAAGAAGCGCAAAAAGCCAGTGAAAATCCTCCACTATTTAGAAAAATTTTAGATAATGGATCAGTAGAACAGGAGGCTTTAAACGCTATTATTGTTAAAAAGAAAATAGAACAACAAGAAAAAGATATTAGAGATTTAATTGTAGTTGTATATGGAATTGATACGTATCGTGAAATGATACAGATGCGTAAAGATATTAAAGCTAAAAGAGAAAGATTAGTATATAAACAAAAAAGACGTAGAAGAATGTATTTAGATAGTATAGTTATTATAATAGGAATTGGAATAGCGTTAGGAATTTGTTATGGTTTTTATGAATTGTTTATGAATTTTTCACGATGAAGTTAAAAGATGCAAAACAATATCCAATAATCTGGACAGTATATCATACAATATTAGCAATTGAATTAGCAGTAGTTATTTATTTATTAGCTTTGTTGGTATATAAATGAGAATAATGGCATTTTTTCTAATAGTAATTATAGAAGGAGAAGAAATAAATACTAAAGGTATGCATTTTAGAGATATAAATAGGTGTCGATATTTTGCAGATAGAATAGAAGATAACGAAGCTAAAGTAACTGGATATTGCAAACCTGTGTTAGTTTCACAAACAACAACCTTTAGGGATTAATATGGCATATAGCGATAAAGTAATGGATCATTACAACAATCCTAGAAATGTAGGACGCTTAGATAAAAACAGCAAGAAGGTTGGAACAGGAATGGTTGGCGCACCTGCTTGTGGCGATGTAATGCAACTACAGATACAAATAGATGACGATGGAATTATTGAAGATGCAAAGTTTAAAACATATGGGTGTGGTTCTGCTATTGCTAGTTCTAGTCTTCTCACAGAATGGGTTAAAAGGAGGTCTTTGGATGACGCAATCAAAATTAAAAATACAGACATCGCAACGGAACTTTCTTTACCACCAGTAAAAATACATTGTTCAGTTTTAGCAGAAAACGCAATAAAAGCAGCAATAGAAGATTTTAAACAAAAACAAAGAGAATAAACTTAATGGCAATAAATATAACAAATAAAGCAGCCTATTATGTTAACGATCAAATAACTGAACGTGGACATGGATTAGGAATTCGTGTTGGTGTTAAACCTTCAGGTTGTACAGGTTTAAGTTATATTCTTGAGTTTGTAGATCAAGTTTTACCAGAGGATTTAGTTTTTGAAGATAGTGGTGTAAAGATGTTTGTTGATCCTAAAAGTTTAACTTACTTAGATGGTTCTGAATTAGATTTTGTAAAAGAAGGTTTAAACACTGGATTAGAATTTCGCAACCCAAATGTTTCTGCTAAGTGTGGTTGTGGAGAAAGCTTCACAGTTTGATTTAAGGAATTATATATGAATATATTTAGTGCAATTGTAGGGCCAGTAGCAAACCTTGCTGGAACATGGATGAAAAATAAACATGAGCAAGGACAAGCCAAGCATCAAGCTCAAATGCAAGTAATACAGAATGATGCAGATTGGGAAGCTAAAATGGCTGCTGCATCAGGAGCTTCATGGAAAGACGAATTCTGGACAATTGTGTTAGCCCTGCCCATCTTTATGGTAGGCTATGCAGTTGCCTTTAATGATCCTTCTGTATTAGACAGAGTTCATGCATCGTTTGATGCTTTGTCTAACCTCCCTGAGTGGTATTCCTACCTCCTTTTTATTGCGGTCAGTGCGTCATTTGGTATTAGAGGTGCTGACAAACTTATGAAGATGCGAAAATGAGTCCAGAAGAGTTTGACAAGTGGCGTATAGTCCCACGACTATTAGTATTGATGATGGCCCTTGCTTGTTGGGACGTTATACATTGGTTTACAACTTTAGAAGCTCCAACAATTGAACAGGCAGGGCTGGTTTCGGTGTGTACCGGGGCGATGACTGCCGTTTTCTTTTTATTTTTTGGCAAGGGGAAACAAGAATGACAGCAAAGAAAAAGAAAAAATCTAGGGTTAATGAAGCTGGCAATTATACTAAACCTACAATGCGTAAAAGACTGTTCAATAAAATAAAGGCTGGCTCTAAAGGTGGTAAGCCAGGTCAGTGGTCAGCACGTAAAGCACAGATGTTAGCACAGCAATATAAAAAAGCTGGAGGAGGCTACAAATGAAAGTAAAAGCACCTAAAGGTTATCATTGGATGAAACAAAAAGATGGGTCATACAAAGTTATGAAACATACAGGTAAGTTTGTAGCACATAAAGGTGCAAGCCTTTCAGCAAACTTTGCAGTTCAAAAGGTTCATAAGAAGAAATGACTCTTAAAAAATCACAGAAGTCTTTAAAGGCTTGGACAAAACAAAAGTGGCGTACTAAGTCTGGTAAGAAATCTTCCAAGACAGGAGAAAGATACTTGCCAGAGAAAGCTATAAAGTCTTTATCTTCTAAAGAATACGCAGCAACTACACGTAAGAAAAGAGAAGATACAAAGAAAGGTAAACAACATTCTAAACAACCTAAACAGATTGCTAAAAAAACTAGGCGATATAGGAAAACAAAATGATGCGTGATGATTACAAGAAGGGCGGTAAAACAAAAGACTCTCGTTTGAAACGAGCAGGAGTGTCTGGCTATAACAAACCAAAGCGTACACCTAACCATCCTAAAAAGTCTCATGTGGTTGTAGCTAAAGAAGGTAGTAAAGTTAAAACAATTCGATTTGGTGAGCAAGGAGCTAAGACAGCAGGTAAACCTAAGTCTGGTGAATCAGCACGAATGAAAGCCAAACGTAAAAGTTTTAAAGCTAGGCATGGCAGGAATATTAGTAAAGGTAAAATGTCAGCAGCTTATTGGGCTAATAAAGTTAAATGGTAGAACCATACACATATAATTGTACGTTAGTTCGTGTAGTGGACGGAGATACAATCGTATGTAATATTGATTTAGGGTTTGATGTTGTACTCTCTGAACAGTTTATTAGACTAGCTGGCATTGATGCACCTGAGAGCCGTTGCCGTAGACCTATAGAAAAGAAGTTAGGACTACTAGCAAAAGAAAGATTAGAAGAGATTTTAAAAGGCACGTTTAAACTTAAAAGTTTAGGCAAAGGAAAATTTGGAAGAATATTAGGGATACCATACGTTGATAATGTAGACGTATGTTCAACTCTAATAAATGAAGGACACGCAGTAGAATATGAAGGCGGTAAAAAAACAAAAGTCTGGGGAGAGTGACACTAAGTATACTGCTGAAGAGATTGCAAACTCTAAAAGAATTTACAAGTCTGCAACTCCTAAGTATACAATTGATTGGTACATAAAATGGGTATCTTCTATATTATTATTAGTTGCCATGTGTATTCGATCTGCTCAGTTTAATGCAGCATTAGACCTTGGACTTTCTTTTATAGGAATGCTTGGCTGGTTATGGGTAGGTATTCTTTGGAAAGACAGAGCTATTATAATTGTTAATGGTGCTGCTTCTGTAATTCTACTAACAGGTATTCTGAGATACCTAAAACATTTTACATACTAGAGGACAAGACAAATGATTAAAAAATTATTTACAGCATTATGCTTTGTAGTCTTAACAGGCTGTCAGACTGCTGGAATGGAATACTATCAAGCTGTAGAGAGTGTAGCAATTGCTCAAGCACAAGCACAACAAGCTAAGTCAGAAGCTTTGGCACAAATAGCTGCGTCAGGTGATAACAGTGCAGCAGGGTCAGCAGTGATGGCTCTAGCCCTCATGCAAGCACCTCATACACAGGTTATACCACAACAATCGGTAGCTCTTGAGTGGACGAAGGCCGTCCTCCCGGTTGCCGGGTCGCTTGGGAGCATGTGGATTAGTTCAGATGCTCAGAAAAGTACAGCTAGGTATGCTATGCAATCTAACTTAGCCAGGATTCAACAAGACGGTCAGAAAACTACAGCTCTTTATAACATGTTAGGTAGTAACAGTGACAACATGTTGAATCTAGGGTTAGGATCTTACGATGCTATTAATGTAGCAGGGCAACAGTCTGTTGATTTAGGATTAGGATTAGGACTAGCAAGTATTAACAGTGTATCAGGTAGTACAGATAATTCTGCTGTACTAGATGCTTTAGGCAACCTACAGTTTCCTAATTATACTAGTAATTTTCAAGGTATTCTTGATGCAATTGGTAACATTTCAATTCCTAACTATGATTCTCAATTAGATGCGATACTAACACAAATAAATAATTCTAATACTGTATGGATTGCTGGAGTTAATTGTGTTAACAATGCTACGTCAGGCGTAATAGGAGTAGGTGGCATTAATACAACTTTACCAGTGTGTCCAAACTGAGTGGGTTCATATTTTGTATCTGTTACAAATCCAAAGAAACGCTTAAAAGAATTTAAGCGAAAGAAAAAAAGGAGCAAATAGTGTGGAGCCGATTGCATTATTATCAATGGCTACGACTGCCTTTAAAGGTGTCCAGACTCTTGTGCAACGTGGACGAGAGATTGAAGATGTCGCTCAACATCTAGGTAGATGGTATGGTTATGTAGCTGATATCAATGAGGCTCAAAGAGAATCTGAAAAGCCTCCTATATTTAGAAAACTATTAGACAAAGGATCAGTAGAACAAGAAGCTCTGAATGCAATCATCGTAAAGAAAAAAATTGAACAGCAAGAAAGGGAAATACGAGATCTAATCGTTGTTGTATACGGAATTGAAACGTATCGTGAAATGATACAGATGCGTAAAGATATAAGATCTAAACGAGAAAGATTAGTTTATAAACAAAAAAGGCGTAGACGTTCAATACTAGATGGTATTGTTATAGTGATTGGACTAACTACATGCGTTGGAATTGTTTATGGTTTCTATGAGCTGTTAATGAACTATGCTAAGTAGGTTGCACAAAAGAACTTAATTCATTTTCAAAGTATTCGTGCAGTCTTCCTAATTTTATTTCTGCTTCAGTCAATAGTTTTTTAATTAAGAGTAACTCATCATCTTTAAAAACTTTGTTAGCTTCTTTGGAAGGAACAATACTGAACTCTGTCATTACTATTCCTTTTGAATTAATAAAGATTTTAAAAGATGCTAAGTTACCTTCTGTCTTGCTTGGTTTCATTCTTTGTTTTATCCTTATGGTGGTTGGTATGTTTGAAAGTATCTTTCTTTTTCTTGTTGAATTTCTTACGCCTTTCATCTTTGCGATTGTAATAATCTGTCATAGCTATTACCTAACTTACTTACTTGTAAAAAATATGTTTCTGTATTTGTATGGTTTGTGTTTGCGCTACAGCCCAATACGGACTTACATAATTCGCATGGTAGTATAACGCTCCATCAGTTATATCTCTAAATGGAGTATGTCGCACTAATCCTTCAGCCAATGTCCAAGCCAGTATCCAGGCTTTTGAATCTGCCACATGTTCTGGTTCTCCATCACAGTAAAAACTAAACTGACACTTGTATTTAATAAGTTGTCCTTTGTTATCTCGCCATGCTTGTTGTGTTACACCACACAATGTATTAGGAAACTGTGAACTTTTAACTCTGTTAAGAGCTACCAAGCCTACAGCATACTGTCCTGCTGCTGGTTCTGATCGAGCTTCAAAATAAATTGCTTGAGCTAAACAACTAATTTCTTTTTGTTGTGTGTCTGCAAAAGACATGTTTGAACATATAACTAATAAAACAATAAATAATTTTGTCATGTTGTATCCTCAATATCGGAAATCATTCTGTTGAGATACCATTGAGCTTTCTTTAAATCTTGTAAGCCGTCTTTGTATTCCCAACGATGGAGATATTTATAGACGTTACCTACTAAGTAATATTTAAAACCTTCAGACAATTGTTGTTCGATATAGTCTATTGCTTCTACACCTCCTTGATTATAGTGTGGAGGGTGTTCAACTAAATCTTCTTTAGGAAACATTTGGTTATCTAAAAAACTATCACTAGGATGATACAAGCTACCAGTAATAGTCTTTGATTTTTGTACAGCCATCAAGCACTCCTCTGGTTTATCTGGCCCACGCCCTAATCTATTCCATTCTTCTGGTGTTGCTTCATCAATACTCATAGTGTAGGAAACACTATAGATGTTACCCACAAGCCTAAACCAATCAAGGCTATACCTAGTGCAAGTTTATTATGAAATTTCATTACTCTATTTCCTTTAAGTTATTTTGAGATACTTCTTTAAATTCTTTGCTGTTGCGATAGCGTTTGTCTATCCATGTGTCTGGTAATGTTTCTTCAGAGAACCATCTAAATCCATGTGACTCTGCCCACTCTGCATGACTACGTTTAGTACCATCTTTTCTACGTTTAGCCTGTGGCATAGGTGCAGAGGGGTTAGCAAATAAGAATACAAGTTCTGTATCATCTGGTAGAACTTTGTTTATCCAAATGTATTTACTGTATTCTGCATAGTCCCAGAACCGTCCTTTAGCTTCTAGTAAAACAGTGTGTCCATCAACTTCTAACACAAAGTCAGGATGATAAACATGTTCTACAATGTAAGGTACTTTACCTTCGTGATGTGTCCAGGCTTTAAGCAACCCCATATGTAATTCATATTCCCAATTAGAATCATAACCTGCTACATCTACTTTTTCTACTGGTCTTTTTTTTCTTGGAAATCTTTTCAATGTTTTGTTCCTTGTCGAGCTTCAAGTTGATCGACTAAAAGATTATGTAAATGTACAAGGATGTCATCATCAACAGAATTGATATCTCCTTCTTGATCATATAAAGCTTTACCTAAAATAATAAGAAAAATACCTAGAGGTAAATTTTTATCTTGATTATCTAACTGTAATAACATGTGGTTTAATATCTTCTTCATAAGTATAGGTATCTATTGGACGATTAGGTTGTAAGGCAGTTAAATATTTTAGTTTTTTTACTGTCCATTTAAAAGAGAAAGCACTTAAAAACGTAGTGCGTCCATGTGTGATGTGCGTTTGTTTGGGAAGCAACGATAACAACTTATCATCTGTTAACTCTTCTTTATCTTCTTCATTGAGCAATGTTAGTAACCACTCTTTAAGAATAACTAAAGCTTGCTTTCTAATTTTTTTTATTTTCTTTCTGTTCATGGAGAAATCTCTAGTACATTGGGTGTAGCTGCAACACGAGTTAAGTATGTCGGCCCTTTAGCGTATTGAAATACACGTAGTCCTTGTCCATTGTTTGCATCTTTAAAACAATCAAACTTGTAAGCACAATAGGTACAGTTCCTGTGGAGTTTCATATTTCCTTTTTTGCCTTCAGGTACTGGTTGGTAGCAAAGAGGGGGTTTATCTTCTGAGTCAAGAGCTTTTTGCAAGTTATTAATTTTAGCAGGTATGTTAACTTTGTCAAGTTCATCTGGTTGGTACAAACATAACTGTCCTGTTTCTTTATTGATAACCAAGAAACCTCCTTCTGTTGTGCCTTCAGCTTCTTCATAGCCTGACAGTTGAGCAATGTACCCAAAAGTATCATCATCTCGTAGTGTACCTTCACTGAACTTCTTGTAAGCATAGTTTGATGCAGTCTTGATATCTACAATCTCACCATCAATTTTACAGTCTATGTGTCCTTGAACACCTGATACTTCTACTTGCTTTTGCTCATCACTAACTACATGACCTGATAATTTAGCAAACAAGATTAGTATTTCTTCTAGTAAATGTCCGTATAAAAACTTTATCATAGTGCTTTCTAGCATTTTATTATTAGCAGAAGTATTGCGTCTATCAAACCACAAGAACCTAGCTGGTCTACCTATATTCGACATTCGTAAATTAAACTGACGATTGCGTTCTCCTGGTCTAGCCCATTGCCTCAATGCATTTTTAATAGACTCTCCGAACTCATCAATCTGTTCATCCGTAATTGCTATGGCTTCTCCCTTGGTTAAAGGATTCAAAGCTGCGTAGATGTCTTTGATTAGTGTGCTAAGATTTTTCATTTTTATTTTCCTTTAAATATTTTATGGCTTTTTGTAAGCTAGTAACACTGTCTGCAAAGCGACCAATGGCTACGTTGCAATTGTTACAAATCCAACCTCTAAATTTTTTAGTTGTATGATTATGATCTAAAACCCATATTGTTCTATCAGGCCATCCTCCAGTACTTCTTATTTCTTTTTCAGTTTTTAAACAACAAGGACATTTATAATTTTTTACATTTGGAAAAGGATTTTCAATCTTTAATTTTTTAAGTAATGTCACTGACTCATTGTTGCATTCTCTACATTCTTTTCTTCTTGCTTTACGAGAAGCTTCTCTATAAGGAAAAGAAGTTATATCTTTTAATTCATTACATTTAGTACAACGCCTAATATAAGCAGAATAAATCTTATGTAATGTAGGAAAAAATTCAAGTTGTTCAATGGGTTTCTGACCAGTTGTTTCCGACATAACTATACTTCTTTTTTATAATCAATATGTCTGATAACTCTTGAGCCATCTCGTTTGTCTCCTGCGTAAAAGATAAATCCTAATTTTTCTAGTTCATTAGGTCTAGAAGTAATAGAACTAGAAGGCATTTCAGGAAAACGCTTAGTCATTTCTCTAATAGTTACTCCCCTTGCCCCTGCTTCTTCAATTAAATTTAAAACAAAAGCTCTCCTTTTAGACAAAGGAGCAGTACGAGCAGCTTCCTTACTTGTTTCAGGATCATTTTTTCTGTGCAATTTATGTGGACTTACATCATCAAAAATGCTTTGTTGTTTCATGTTAATG